CTCAACATTCCTCCCTGGGCTATTATCCGTACTGGATATTCCCAGGGTGCCCCTGTGTCGGATTACCTGGACATGATCCTGACGTATTTCCTTAACAAGGGAATCCATCTCTGGTATTCTCCTGTTACTGGTACGCCACAAGAAGCGATAGCGAAAGCTCTCGCTTCCGTGGTTCTGCCAGTTGGGACTGCGTCTGTGACCATGAACTTGTACTTCGACGGTCAGTTTGGTTCCGTGTACGTGGGTTAACGGGTGCGAATATCATGTTTGCACACCGCACAGCCTCTGTCGGAAGAGTAACCAAGGATATACTTAAGACTCCTATTCGGGGCGATAAGATTATCCGAAAGTTATTCCTTCAACTTTGCACCAAATCGGGTACTCCTCTGGCAAACGTCGCATACAACCATTTCTTGAATGGTGATTTCGATAGCTTAACTAAGTTATCGATTGACCCGTTCTTTTATGATTGGAATCTTCGTTATGCCGACTTTGAGCTAGACTATCAGATTGTAAGCTTCTTTCGGAAATATCAAGATTTCGATCTTGGCATTAATCGAGAGGAACTTGCATATGATAAGTGGCTTAGAGCCGAAGGATCCTGCAAACGTACTAACGATCTCTTTAGATCTCGGTGGGTGGGGGCTTCTAATTTCCCTCACCATGTCGAAGAGGTATTCCACCTCGCTCGGCAGAAAGTCACTGAGATCTTGGGGACCGTTGGTCCTCGTGAGCTCGATTGTATCCGGTCTGGTGTACGTCACGGACCTGGTGCTGATACAGCGCTCCGCCGAAGCAATTCAAGCGGTTACGCGAAGTACCAGACTACCGGCACGATAACTCCTGCTTGCGTCGCGCTCTACGATGATATCTTCAATTCTGAAGATTCTGATCGTAGGTGCGACTTTGCTCATCATGCGAGAACTGAGCATGACAGCAAGCTGTCTTTTGTACCCAAGACGGCGCGAGTTGATAGGCCTATCTGTATCGAGCCAAGGTGGAATATCTACCTTCAACTCGGCATAGGTGACCTTATCGCTAAACGACTCCGACGTTACGGTCAAGACATAAAATGTCAAGAGCGTAACCAGGAGGCGTCACGCCGTGCCTATGATCATGGTTTGGGAACCATTGATCTCAGCTCAGCCAGCGATTCTATTTCCATTAATCTGGTAATCGATTTGCTGAGTTGCGCTGATCCACTTTGGTACGATCTCTTGCTAAAATCCAGATGCCATAGTACTTTGTACAAAGGCAAACGGATTAGGCTTGAGAAAATATCATCGATGGGCAATGGGTACACCTTCCCTCT